ATTTTCACTTTCCCGCATTTACCAAGGGTTTCAGAAGGGGTAGGCCAGCCCATAACAGCACGGTAAACGCCATGCAGGGCCACGGCGCTTACCGTGCGGAACGTTACCCGCCATGTGAAGAAGCCTCCGCGCTGTCTAACAGGTAGACGTTCTCCGCATCGTATGCACGCTTGATGAAGTCGTCAAAGTCTTCATTCACGTCCTGCTCATACAGCACTACGTTGTTCTCCTCGTCCGAAATGCGCCACAGGCCACTATCCCGATACAGGCATCGGTTCTGGGGCAGGTCATCGAGCATCTGGTCGAGGCTACCCCACCAGTCTTCAGAAATGATACTTCTTGCCATTTGCCTTCAGCTTTTAAGAGTTAAAAACACGGCGGGTAACACACGCTAACCGCAAGCCCGGACGCACCGGCCCCGCTTCGCCTGCGGTTAGCTTCAACGTTGGTGTCAACGCTGGCGATTGGCTTGGCATGTGTCCGGCCACCACGTTCACGCATGCCCATCACGGCCACCTTGCCAACATGCTTCTTGTGCGTAGTAGTCATGATTGCTTGGTTTGTCGGTTGCGGGCGACCCTTCCGAGCCGCCCGCTGTCCACCGCGTTCACCTACCACAGCTAGGCGGTGGGTGCGGAAATTATTTCATCAACGTCCCGGACACAATCCCTGGTCAAACCACAGGCTCTAGGGTAGTCATATCGCGTATCCTGCGAACGGTCCAAGAAGCGCTGGATGAACTTGTGATTACCGTCGCTGTGCTGCGATCCATTGTTGCCGTAGTCGAACCACAGCCGCCGCAGTCCATCAATCTGTTGATCGCTCAGGTTCACATGAGCGGCCTTTTCATCGATGATCCGCTTGGCATCGGCCAAGCTATATGCTGGATACACCGCGTCCTTCGCGTCATACAGGCAGAAGGCGGGCAGGTCAGACGAGTAACCGCGTTGATCAACGATGACGCAGCCACGATAAATCCACTGTTTGCCGTCCGCGTCAGGGTCCAATCGACACCTGTAGGCAGCCATCACGCTTCGGATTGAAGTTTACAGTGTGACGCCCATGCCCACTTTTGGTGCCCATCATGCGCGCTCACCAGTAGGCGAGTGACGCGCCCTTTGATCACGCTTCGTCCGAGACGAAGGACTACACATGGCAGATGGCCGTGTTCAGCCGTCATCCAGAATACGTGATCTCCGACTTTGAAATTTGCGCTCATCGTGGTAGGTGTTTGTTGTTTGACCCTCCAAATATATGATGATATTTCCATGCCCTCCAAATAAATGGAGATATTTGTGACGAACCGTTCAGTCCAGCCTCGCGGGAGTCAAGTATGTAAGTCCCCTTCATTTCGTACCCCTGCGGCCGCCCTGTCGAAGTCTGGTGCTATTTCATAAGCCAGTGCAATGGCGGTCCGGGTCTTTGAAGACTTGTAAGCGGCCATAGCCTCGTTCACGCTTTCAAACACGCGACCCATTGCAGTGCGGTAAACGCGGGCCATGGCGTTCATAACACAAACGTTTAACCTGCCATCGGCGTAAACGGTTACCCTCGTTTCTTGGCCTTCGGTACTAATGTTGAAGTAGTGGTCGCCGCCTAGTACTTTATGGTTGGTGATGATGGCGTCCATGTCGTTGTTCTTTGATGCCCCAAACATAGTACATTTCATTACACTGCAATCTATAATGTGATGAAACGTTAGGCGGCTCATAATTGGTCCTGTCTTTCAGGTAGCGCAGCAAGCAGCATGTCCACCTTCATGGTCTGTTGGTTATTTCGTGATCAAGCAACTTGGCCAGCACCGCCCCTTGGTTACCCGGAACGATGAAGTTGATGTCGTGGAAGTTCGTCCGGCAATAGGCGGTTACCCTTTCGTCGCTGGCCACCGGATGGCTTTGAATGAACTGTTGCGCCCTGCCTATCGCGGCTCGCAACCTGTCCAAGTCCTTTCGCTTGCTCCTTCCGTTCCTTAGTGCTGAAAGGCGGGAGTTGATGGCACCTTGGAGGGCTTGGCGCTTGGTCTGTGGTTTCATTTGACGTAGAACCATATCCATCAAGTGTTTTGTTCATTAGTAGAATCCCGCATAAGCCAAACAAGTGGCGTTGCCATTCCTTCATCCAAAAAATCGCACAATCCATCAATCTCTTCTGATACCTGCATTCTATCAGCATCATCCATGCAAGGAATACATATTGGGTTGCGCATTGGAGCGCCCCAAAATGCCCGACCGCAGTACTGGCAAACAGGCATCATTTCAAATTTATCTTCCATGGCTAGAGTTATTTGTTGTACGCCATCTGAGAGAACGTCAGCACTTCGGCCAAATGGCTGCGGCAATCCGCACCGCATTGCCAGCAACCGCCTCGGCTGACCCATGAACCGCTGACCATTAGCCTGTGAACTCATAGCCCCTCAATCTTGATGATGCCTTCATCGTACTTCAAGGCCGAACCACCAAGGACCGCATTGCCGCATGTGACAAGGCCATCCTCTTCGTCGATGGATGGCACGAACACCAACACATCGAAGCCAGCGGCCTTCAATGCCTCCTCTGGCCCTTGGTATGGTTGCCAGCTATCGTAACCACCAACCGTTTCAATGCCATTGGCCCGGCATGCCGTGTTGTTGTGGATGGGCGTGATTTTGCACATGAACTTCTCCGGGTCGAACAAGCGGCTCACCTTCGCTGCATCTATCACGAAGTCGGTGGAGAACGCGAAGTTCAGGCAGTACTTACGGCTTACTGGATCGGGCATGCGTTCCGCTATGCGGGCGAAATCTTCAAGGTCCATCTGCATGCCTTGGTACATTTCGGTTCGTTGTGCTTCGTCGGTGCTGTTGATGGAGAACTGCATGCCAGCCTGTCCATTGTACAAGTCGTTCTTGATGCGGCACCATTCCATGATGCGCTCTTCGACCTTGTTGTAAGCCTTTGGTAGCGAAGTGGTAAGCACCGGGTGAAGCACTTCGATACGAAGCCCTGTATCCTCTGCGATAGCCCTTTTGTTGGCGATAATCCATCGCGAGAACTCGAACACGGCCTCGTTGAAGATCGGCTCACCCATCCGCGCATAGTGCAGGTTCAGGCGCTCGGTGTACTTCACCGAAGGGAACAGGCTGATCGCATTGTAAAGCTGCGCCTTCAGGTCATCGAACGATGCGTTGCCGCGCCACTTCACATTTGGCACGTCACAGAATGTGCATTTCATTCGGCACCCGTATTGCGTGCTCACGGTGATGACCCACTTCTCGCTCAATGGCATGCAGTGGCAGTTCGGCACACCTTCGATAGGCTTCGTGTACCCGAGGAAGTCGGCCTTTACGTTCTTCGACTTGCCATAGTCGCCAATGGACAGTGTTTCCAGTTGGCCCTTGGAGTAGTTGCCTGTGAACAGGTAGCCTGTCGGGATTGTGTACTTGCGCTCAATCGTGTTCATATTCGTTTAGAGTTTCAGCGGTTCAGAGAATGAAAAGGCGGCGTACAACCACAGCTATACGGCACTCTCCCGCGCACCTCCTCAACGCGCGCCGCATAGCTCTGTCCGTTTGGTGGCACTTGGTCTTAGAACGGTGGTTCATCTCTGTTTCGGTTTGGTTCAAATCCTTGCATTGGATTGTATGCTGGCTGTTCTTCGTGTACCGATGCTGTTTCGTTATTGAACCTGAGCCGAACGGTATCGCATGGGCCGTTGCTGTTCTTGGCCACTATGACCTCGACCAAGCCTAAGGTGCTACCAATGGCGTCTTCGGTAATTCCGTAGTACTCTGGTCGGTACAATAGAAGCACAACTTGTGCGTCCTGTTCGACGTTCCCGCTATCCCTTAGGTCGGAAAGCACCGGACGCTTTTCGCCGCCCCTTGTTTCGACCGAACGGTTCAGTTGGTGCAAAAGGACAACTGCAATATCCAGTTGCATGGCAAGCTGTTTCAGCGCTCTAGTTATCGCACCAACCTCCGTGTCCCTATTTTGGGAACGCGGGGGCTTGATCCAGTTGAGTTGATCTATCACGATACAACCTACCTTATGGTTCCTGACCATTCGGGTAGCTTCGGCCTTCAGGTCTTCGATGCTTATCCCGCTATCGTATCGTATCCAAAGGGGCAAAGACTTGGATTGGCCCATGTATTCGTGGCGCTTTGCTATCTGTGCTTGTGTCAATTCGTCCCTGACGATGCTGGCCAAAGGCACCCCGCTCCGGCGGCTGAATAGCCTTGCTTGCATCTTTTCGGCGTTCAATTCCAAGCTGAACAGGCCCGTTGGCTGTGATAGTTCCACCGCCCCCATGACCGAGCTTGTTGCAAGGGAAGATTTACCCATCGCTGGACGTGCTGCGATGATTATCAAATCCCCGCGTTGGTATCCGCCAATGACCTTGTCCAAGGCCTTGAACCCGGACGTGTGCGTTTGCCGCTTCGGAGCGTCCATGCGCTCCAATTCCGAAGCCTCCGCATCGGCGTAGCTTATAGCCCTGCGCTTTAAGTTGTTGGCTATAGAGCTTTCTAGCTCTCGAATGGTCTGCTCGGCTACCTCAAAAGCGTCTTCCCCATCGTAAGCCTTGGACATGGCATCCGCGTTTAGGCGGATTGTTTCCCGGGAAATAAAGCTTTGAAGGATGATCAACGTATGGCTTTGAAGGTGGGCCGATGACGCTACCTTGCTTGTTAGTTCGCTTATGTAGAACGCACCCCCAACGATGTCCAATTCCCCCCGCGCCTTTAGTTCGTTCACTACGGTGAGAATATCCACGTCCACCCCACGGTCATAGAGGGATTTGATAGCCGCGTAGATGAGTTGGTTGGCGTGAACGTAGAAGACCTCCGGCCTGAGCAAATCGCCCACTTCGGCCATCCCAATATCGTCTTTGATCAAAACGGCCCCTAAAACGGCCTGCTCTAGCTCCGGAGCCTGCGGAGGTACCCTAGCCCCATCGAAGTCGATTAAACGCGTCTGCGGCCTCATTTGGTGGCAATATGGCGTTGATAGTTCATAGCCTCCACCGCCTCCTCGTGGGCGGTAAGCCATTCGGCAATGAGCGGATAGGTCAGTTTCCCGAAGATTTTTCCGCTGTTCAGGCCATCACGCAAGGCCAAGCGAAGTGCGTTAGGGGTCCGGAACTTGAACCTGTCGATGATCAGTTCGGCGCACATGGTAACGGCCCCTTCGTTCAAGCCGCCGCCGGTCAGTTGGTTGACCATGTCAAGTTCCCGAATGACCCAAGCCAGCACAGGGTACCTTCCGTGTTCACGAATGTGCGAAGCAATGGAGCCGCCTTGGGTAACGTGCGCCATGGTCAGTTCACCCGTTGGGATAGCGCTCGGCAAGAATCCGCTCGTAGTTAGCTGCACGCTGTTCTTCGGATGTTTGTCCATGGTTCACTTGTTTTCGTTCTTCGTAAATGCCTTGATAGCCGTGAAAGATGCTGTGGTCAATGGCGGCTATGGCCCTTGCGTCACCCATTTCCACGCAACGCTTTGTGACCGATTGTATACCCGATGGGGTCAACTTCTTTTTCATTTCCACCCGGTACTGTCGCCATCGCTGTATAGCGTCCCAAAGTTCGGTTGATACCCCAGCCGGGATCACTTCAGGCTCGTGCGCGCGTTCCTTCCTTTTAGACTTAGAATAAGATTCAGATATAGATATAGATAGAACGCCCGTTGAACGGTCGTTGACCTCCTGTTCAACGTTCGTTGAAAGAGCGTTCCTTTTTCTAGCGCTTGCTATGCCTGCTTTAACGGTCTGAGATACACGGCGTTGACCATGTTCGCGGGCTATCTCTACCAGTTCCAAGCTAAGACCTCCGTTGTATGGTGACAACAGGTCCACGATCCCGTCAAATTCGGCCTTTGCAATGCGCCTAATGTCCGCCTCTTGCATCGGCCCCTTTTGCCATAGATGCAACATGACCTTGGTAAGAGCACCTACCTGAGCGAACGTAAGCCCATCGCATAGCAGGCCAAAGTTGACCGGGTCAAAGCGCATCCATTCCAACGGACGTTGAGCTTTCGTTGGCTTTTGTTCATCGCTCGTCATGGTTCAAAAAGGAGAGGCCCCGCATGTTCACCTTTGGCGGAGGTCAGATCCGCTTCGGGTGCCCATGCAGGGCCTATATCGTGGTTCTTTGTTTTCATCGCTGTCTGACCCAGCGGCTCACCCTATCGTGAGCGGTGCTAAGGTAATAGAATCATTTGCATGGAAGCTCTTGCTCGAAGATTTCCTGCGCCTTTTTTTCGGCCATGATGCGATTGAATTCCACTACCCACACCTTCTCAATGGCGGCGCGCTGCTCAGTGGTGCGATAGTCCGCGATGCGCGCCTGCTTGCGCTCGTTGCACGGACGGCACAGTGGCTGTAGGTTCAGGGGGTGATGCAAGCCGCCCTTTGCGAGAGGCACAATGTGGTCCTGCGTAGGCCGCTCTTGACTTCCGCACGCCAAGCAGGAGGTGCCGAGGATTTCAGTGAGCGCACGCCAGTCGACGGTCGTTACCCGCCCAGTGCCGCCTGCCTTCCTGGCTCTACGTGCAGCCTCATAGACCACCGCCTTCTCGCGCTTGTTTGACTTATCACGGCTGCGCACATTCGTCGCGTTGTGGCAACCCTTGCACTGAGTCTTGATACCCAGAAGCGTGCGTGTGTCACGGTGGAAGTCTTCCTTCTGGAAAAAGTTTTTGCACGACCCGCAGCGGTAATGCAGCACGCCGTCAACCAACTTTGCTGGACGATGCTTCCATGGACGCGGCTTACCCCGATGCGAAAGACTCATCTTTCGCTTAGCCTCATCGGTGTGTGGGATACAATGATTTGCTGGCATGGCTACAATTTACGAAATGAAATGCACCACACCCACGGGTTCTTGTTCCACGAGCCGGGGCCGTTGATGCTTTCCCAGAGGTTCGCAAACTCCTTCACATTAACAACACCTTCGCACACCGCATCTGATTCTGACAGGTTTTCGAGTTGCTCTACGCGGACACTCTCCACCTCCAAGGTGATGCGGCTGGCCCAGCGGGGCATGTGGATTGAAGGCATCCAGTGCTTCTTATACTTATGTGATGTCCATTCGTATGCATCAACCGATGATGTGAAGTTGTGCCATGGTTGATCATCCGTTGTCTCTGGCCCGGCCTTATATGTTATGGATGTGCCAACTTCTCCTATAAGCGATGTGTGAAAAGTCTCCCGTACCCACAGGCGGTCCCCCGGCTTCCCGTATGGGCATGGTATGGCAGGAGCATTCTTTATCACCGGCGGGTGAACCCCAAGTGAACGAGCTACGCCGTCCGTTATAATCGCCCCTTGCGGCTTAACGATCCTGCGCGTTTGCGTCTTCCTACCCTCCAATATGGCCCTAACCATGGGGGAAGAAAACAAAATTGGATGCTCACGCATTGTTAGTTGTTTTGTGTGGACATACGCCACCGTTCATCATCTTTCCGAAATTGCAATTAGCGCAGAGTAGCTGGTAGCGATCTCTCGGCCATCCATCTTTTTTCAATCTCGCAAACAATTTGCAGCTTGTTCGGTGAATTTTTCGATCAATGTGTCCATCATTCTCAATATGGTCAAGTTGCAAAAACTGATATTCGCCCTCTCCGCAACATGCGCAAACACTTCCATAAGCTTCAATCATTTCTCTCCTAAGCGTAGCCCTGTATTCGGCTGACCATTTTCTATTAGCCTCCAAAACGCGCGGTTTTGCATCACCTCTCTTGTACTCGCTCTGGCGCCTTCGATGCTTCTCTGGATTGTCGGCATACAGCCTCCTTCTCCTAGCATTAACCGCTTCCCTATTGCGTTCCTTCCATGTAAGACCATCGGAAGATCGCAGCCGCTTACCGCGCTGAGATGGCTTTCCGGTTACTAAGCTGAACAGTATTGGTCTTTCCTTGCTCATGCCTCCAAGAATTGATTGTTGCACATCATGCACCTCAGTTCGGTGTCGATTTGGTTGAACACCGCACCGTTGAAAGTGCGCATGGAATTGAGGAAGGCGAACTTTCCCACCACGTGAACGCAGTTCGACCCGTCCCAGTGTACCTTGGTTCCCTTGCACTCTCCTTTTATTCTGTCCATCATCTTCTTGGAATAGTCCAAGGCCTGTTGAACGCGCTTTGGATGGGCGAAAAGCTTGCGCTTGCTTCCCGTTATCCGTTGGATGGTCACGCCTAGCTCTTCACGCTCTTGGACGAACTCAGGTCCGTCGTACTCGTGGCAGCGGCTCATAACCGTTAGGTATGGCTTGCCGTTTATGTCTTTGACTGAAGGGGTCATTGGATGCTTTTGTTGCGTCTGTAAATTGAAACTACCAAGTGCCTAAACCACTCAATTAAAGCACCAAGCAAAAGTCTGGTCATGGAAGCGATGAACTATACCGTTCGACCATCTTCAGGCACTCTACCTCACAAGCGCGTAGCACGTCACTTATGCGCTCGAATGCTTCAGTCGGAATGGCTATGATCTTAGGAGCATAGGCAAAGCCGCAAACCCCATCGATGCGTTCCAGTTGGTAGTCGTAGATCTGGCCGGCCAGGTTGAACAGCTTATCCCCTACGGCTGCCATGATAGCGTTGCACGTTGCCGCTTGTTCATCATCTAGCACATGGGAATGAACCTTGTCCGTGAAGTAGACAAGCCCCGCCTTATCGGTTCCGCAAGCCATGGCCTGTGTTGCGATTTGCCAAGCGTAGTTCTTGTCCCACTTCAGTAGCGATTGCCAGTCAATGACTTGATCCATGTACTCGAATAGCTGGACCTCACTTTCAGGGCACTTGATGTCGATTGGAGTTCCGTCCACCAACAAACCGTCAGGCGTGGCACCGCTATTCGTTCCCATGGCCTGCCAAGTACAGGCGCTCACTTCCTGCCAGTGTTGGCCTAGTAAGTAAACGGCCGCGTGTTCAAGCAGGGTTCCGCGTTTCATCGCGAAGTTGGCGTTGGTATGGACCGGCCTTCCCGTTATCCTTTCAACTGCCTTGGCGCTGATTATCGCCTTGGCCCCTTCGCTCAGTTCACCACGTTCACGGGCTTCTTTCGACCTTGGTTCGATCATCAAGGTTCCCATGATAGAAGCGGTGAACCTTCCAACCCGGCTGTCGTGCCAAGCCTTACGGTTCTCTTGCACTGGAGAGTTCATAAGTTCCCTTCAGCGTTAAAGGTGTAGGACTTCAGTTCCTCTACTTGGTCAGGCGCAAGGTTCGGGAACCGTTCCAAGATAGATTCGGCCGTGGTAACCGCGTTCTCGATTTCAGCCTTGGCTTGTGCCATTTGGGACACGGAGAAACGAATGATCATGGTGCCTTTCGGTTGCTCTACTGGCGTAATATCATCCACCTCGTCCGCCGTATGCAGGCCCATGCTTATCTCCGGTGCATAGGTGCGTTGCCAGAAAGCTGCCGCACGATACTTGAACATTTGGTCGGGCATGGTCTTCCACTTGGAACCGGCCTTGTTCAGCCAGCCTTCAGCTTTAACCATGTCCCACGTTATCCACGTTCCGTTCAATCGTTCGTTCGTGGTCTTTTCCTCAGCCCAAGCACGGACGGCGTAGTTATCCGAGCCAATGTCGCCTTTCTCTTCATAGCGAAGGGCCGTGAAGCGTCCGCATTGGTTCACCGAAGCGATAAGGAAAGTGCTTGACCAACCGGGCCGACCATGCACGATATAGAGGTGCTGCATCACCATGAGCGGCGAGGCTTTCATTCGATTGGCAACCTCCAAAGCCACTAGGCAATTTGGCATGTTGTTCATGTACTCCTTGGGAATGATAGTGGACTTGCTCCACGCCATTGCTTCGCGTTGTGCTGTCTCCCATACCTGTACGGCTTCCGATGCGCTCTTGGTCAGTTCTTGGCTCATTTGGTCAGTTATTTGATGGCTTGGTTTCGTTCTTTCGATACTTGCTGCGCACGTGTCAAGATGTGCATCTGAAGGTCACTTAGGAAGGCGATGCTTTCCTCACATGCCTTGGCGTACTTCTCATAACGCTCCAATTCCGCAGGGCTGAGGTATTGCAGCGCTTCCATGGTCTTGGCGTGGTTGCGGGTCACTTCCTGCATGTACACATTGGCTAGGTCCATGCGGTGGGGGTCGGTGATGTCCATGGCTCAGGCCGCTTTGTTCTTACCGTACGCCTGCCGAATGCTATCCTTCAGTTCATCCATGAGCTGCGCCGTATCCGTTGCTAATGCTTCGGCTGATTCGTCGCACAGAGATTCCACTATCGCTCTCATGCAGTTCATCCGGTGGATGCTGCCATTGTGCCTTGCTATGTCCAAGCGGTCGCAGGCCAAGAAGTATCGGCGTGTCGGGGTCATTACGTTTCGTGGGGTTTCCATGGCTAGTCCTTTTTGAAGAATTCGATGATTGTTTCTCCGCTACTTGTAGTGCGTGTGCGCACTTCAATGTATGCTTGGGTCATCAAATAGCTTCCTACAATTCCATTTCCACCGTCGCCGACCCATACATCATCACGTATGAATGTGTGTGGACTTAGGCGTAGCTTCAAAGGTTCCTTTTCAAAGGCGTCAGGAAAGAGGGTCTTCAGTACTTCTTTGGATTGCGGGCATTTATCAGCCGCCTCCTTGATCTTGTCTTTGGTTGTTGTTAGTTCCATGGTATTGGGGATGAGTTCGAGGTGTTTTTCTTCAAGGCAGTCGGCGTGTCCGGCTGGGATGTTTATGTCGTTGTAACTTATCTAGCTAGGATACGCTGACGGGCTGCAATCATCAAAATGAACCCATGGAGCATCGCTATCATCCACAACAGTACCAATCCTTCCCTTCGGGCTGCTTCCTTTATATGCGATCACCATCACCCTGTCTCCTTTCTTGAACTTATACATGGCTAGTCGTTTTCGTGTTCTATTTCCACTTGTGCGCAGTCGCGGCAAATGCTGCGACCGAATTTGTCGATGTATCCCCCGCACTCAACACAGGTGTGGTCTTCGCGCGGGTCCGGTCCTAGTTCGCGTTCCATAATCAAGAATTCATTTGGTTCAACGTTTCAACGGTGCGTTCCATGCTCGCTATCCAAGCTTCGTCGGTATCGGTCAATCGCTCCAATCCTTGGCGGCGCATGAAGTAGCGTACACGTGTTTCATGCTGCGAGAGTTCCGTATCGCAGCCAGCGAAGAAGGAGTACACTTGGTTGATACCGCGCTTTGTACACCAGCGGTCTATCGCTCTCCACCGTTCGTTCAATGTCTTTGGCATGGGACAAACGTATGTACGTCATGCCGAAACAAAAAGTTTTTGTTTGCGAATGTTTTGTGTATAATATGCGCGGGCGCGGTTCGTATAATGGCACGACCCCGCCTTCTCCTGCATGTATTGCGGTAGCTTGATCCGAGCCTTGGCATAGCCCTTCTATCGGGTATCAGAACGGCCGGTCCCTGCACCGGAAGCATGGGGGGTCAACGCTTTTGAGGCGTCATGCAGTGCCTGTTGACAGCGGGTGGGTCAGCGCAGGACTTTCCATGCCTATTCCTTTCCCCGGAACTTTTTGCGCCTTATTGAGCCAGCGCGGGAGAGTGCCGATAGAACTCCCTCAAAATGCGAAGGGGCCGGATGCTGACACATCCGAACCCCTTGCGTTTGACACCTACCTCGCGGCGGCGCTGGCTCCTTGTTCTTGCCGTGTCAGCGGCTTCTTCAGGTGCAAATATAGGGATCAGCAGCATTGGTCAAGTATGGCTTTACGTAAACGATGGTAAACACCCTTCCTAACGTTCCGTCACAATTTATTGCAGTGTAATGGTTATTGCGTACATTTGACCCATCAAAGAACAACGACACGCCATGAACACCTACAGACTTCTCTCTACGCCAATGGTCAACACGCCGGGTATTGTAGCATGGGCAATCAACGCATATCGATTCCCGCGTGACCGTAAGGTCATTCGCGAAGTGATGGCTAGTTATCCTGGCCTGCCCGAAGATGTTATTGAGGGTCTGTTAGATAAGTCCATCCCGTATACGGTTGAGGGAGAAACAGTAATCATTATCCACTAGCCATGTCAAGATACAAAGGCATAGCCCGCCCCGGACGCTGCACTTGTTGCGGAAGAAAGCTCAATCCGAATGTTGGTATTATGCTAGAGCTAGACCGCCGTATCAACGAATATCACTCCCAAGGCGGCGTTCCAGATGAACATAGCCAAGGATGGTTTGAGTTCGGAAGCACATGCGCCGTCCGAGCCAACGAAAGAGCAATTCAATTACTGGCATCAATACTAAAACCCACGGCCGGACCAACCAACGCAATAGAAGACTAAACGCCCTTTCTAACGTTCCGTCACAATTTATTGCAGTGTAATGGTTATTGCGTACATTTGACCCATCAACAACAACAAACACCTGTTACGATGAGTGTCAACACAACCTTCAAAAGCAACTACGAGCAAGTACGCGAGATGAAAGTTGCCGGTAACGCGAAAGCGATCTTCAGCCAACTGCGTCTGGATGAAGGATTCGACATGGGAAGCCGCGACTTCACCGAGTGGAGCGACAATGCCGAGATCATCCTCGAAGAAGTTGCCAAGAACGGTAGCGGCTTCAAGAAGGACATCGCCTCCAAGGCTTTGAAGTACAAGAGCATCAGCGAAAAGCAAGCATGGTGCGTAGCCTTCGACTTCATCGCGATCAGCAAACTGAGCTTCTAACCATCAACACCACCGAACATGACCGCCGAACTGATCTTGATCCCCGCAACGCCTGAACATCACGGCGTGAGCATATCCTTCACATCTGCCGATCGCGCCAGACTCGTACGAGTAATGCGTTCAGGCCGCGACAACGGCACCATTGGCCTGCTTACACGCAACTACGGCACACTCCCACCCGAGCGCAATGTGACGTGGAACCACGGCCGCGCTTGCCCTGTGCCTATGGATGTGATGCGCGATGCCATAAAGGAGCAATCTGCCGCCATCGAAGAAAAGTGGTCAAGCATCTATCCTGCATGACCAAACAACGACACTCCAAGCTGGGCAAGCAGCCGCAGCGTGAACCGAAGAAAAGAGGCAAGATCGGCCGTCCTAGTCTACCGGACGCACGAATCAGGCGCGTGGTTGTTCTATACAACGAGGCGGAATTCGAGCGACTACGGGCTGGATCAGTGGCCTATTTCAAGGGGACCGGAAGGCAGGAGAACATGTCCGAGTACATACGTATGAAGTCGCTGGACTAGCCAAGGATAAATATCGCCACGTTAGCCCCGATGAACGCCAGCCCCTCGAAGATGTAGGCATACAGACCAGCGCGGTGGACCGCCTTGGTGTAAAATGGCCCCGACCCGTAAACCTTGCCATGGTACACTATGGCGTGTTTCTGGGTTGTAATGTATCCATTAATGGTAAACCAAGTGCGCTTTAGGAACTGCCAGTCAAACCAGTTCGACGGTGATACGTACCGCCAATCCAACCCCCGCGACTTGTTCAGCATCAACCTGAACAGAATGGTCCACAACGCCCAGCCAGCGGGTATCCAGAGCAAGGCGGCCCAGTAGACGGTCAAGGTGCTCAGGCAGGCGCATAAGCTCATTACCACCCACCCGATAGCCCCTATCCGAACCCTTCGGGCTAGTCCCTTGGCGTGGTCAACGTCGATGCCAAGTTTGATGGTCTGGTAGTCGGTGTGCCATTCGGAAACGGCAAGCATGGCCATGTAAGCGAGGAAGAAGGCGTAGTAGATCATACCGTTTTCCGTGTGAAGTTGTGGTAGGTCTTCAGTTCCACCACGCCATAGACCAAGGCAAAGAAGAGCGGGAAGGTCCACTGGTACGATTCCATGGACAACGCAGCGCCGATCCCGATGGTCAGGAACGCACACACCATGAGCCAGTACTGGAACCATGGCGTCTTTCCGAACCCGGCCTTGTTCCAGCGGAACTCCGAGTACTTCACCGGCCGAACGAAGGTGAGCTTGTCGGGAACCGACTTCAATGGGTATTTGCCCAGCACCGTGTAGTGTACCGTGGTCGGGTAGCCTTGGGTGACTAGGATCTTGTCCAAGCGAGCCACATACCCATCCGGAACCCCGTACCCGTCAACGAACATCCCCACCCTGTACGTGGTCCCGTTCAAGGTGTAGACCGTGAATTCCTTTCCTTCGGGTCTGCGCATGTCGCGTTTCATTTGTTCCTCGGTTCTCATTGGACGGAAATTTGAAGTTGAACGTGGTCGGGCTTTTCTGTTTCAAAGAGCCGTGGTTGTGCTTGGTGGTCGGCAAGGCGCTTGCGTGCTCCTGCAATGTGGTCAGCGTCTATCTCGCATCCCACAAGGTCATAACCTTCCAAGTCGCAGGCGATGGCGATGGAGCCGCTGCCGAGGTGCGTGTCGAGGATCCGCTGGCCGGGCTTGGCGTAATTCTTCAGGAGCCAGCGGTATAGGGCTACGGGCTTCTGGGTGGGGTGTATCTTTTTCTCTTTGGGCAGATATTCCGGGCGATACATTCTTACCGAACCGCCAAAAGAGGTCCATGCAAGTTCTCCATCACCGAAATAAGAGGCCCCTGTTCGCTTATCCCAGAAAACCCATTCCATGCTATCTGGCAGCATACTTGCGAACGTTTGTCCGCCCCATATTATCGCATTCTTAGACACTCGAAAAAGCTCATCGAAGTATTGGAGATCGGGAGGTTCGGAAAGAGCATTGGGATGATTGCCACCCACAACAAAGCCGCCTTTATCTATTAATCCTCCGGGCCTTTGAAAACGGTCTTTGAACGCGGTGTTCTTGTTCACATAGCATGTTTTTGAAGAGGCCCAGTTGTACGGCGGGTCCACAATAGCCAGATCGTATGCCTTGTCCGGCAGCCCGGCCATGTACTCCATGCAGCATTGGTGGCGCAGTTCAATCTTGCTCATTGGACTAGCTTTTCAAGGTTCTCACGGATGTACGCTACCAAAGTCTTTCCCTGTTCTTTGGCCTTGGAATGTAGGCCATCTAGAACCGGCTTCGTAACCTTTACGTTGAAAGAGGCATCATAGACCTTCGGCTTTCTCTTTTCCGGCCTTGTTATCTGACCGCCGTTCGGCTTCTTGATCCCGTTGCGCATCCTCGTGGCAAGCACAGCCCCAGCCGTGGTGCCAAGGTGCTGCGCCATCTCCTCGTCGGTGAGCGCGATGTTGTACGCCATCTGAGAAAAGGTCCGCGCCTCGGCCAACCGGCAGCGGCAATCCGGTACGCATTGCCAGCAACCGCCTCGGATGACCATGAACCGCTGACCAATGGCCTGTGAAGTCATGATCTGTTGCGCGCTTTCATCATTGCATCTGCCATGAGATATGCCTCATTGGCGATGCTCTCCTTGCTGTTTTGTGATATTCCACAGTGCTCTGCCTCTCCAAATGTTCTTGCCTCGTCCGCCCAGTAGCCAAAGAGGTGCGCCTCCATTGCTCGCGCCGCAAAGTAGTCGCGCAAAGACACGGCCGTCGGCGAGAAGTTTGGAACAAGACTACCGTCGCTTGGTTCGCCAAACTCCACCTTCCACCCACGCTGCTTGTTACGAAGTCCCACTCTTAGAATATATCTTTTCTGGTGCTGCGTGAAGCCTTTGCCTTTCATCATTCTGCGAAGCGTATCCTCGTCAAGAGAAAGGTATTGCTCTCCGCTTTTGATGCCCATTGCGGCAAAGGCATTCAGCACCAATGGCGCCGTGATCCTATGTACTTTCGGACTGTTCATGTTCGTTTAGTTTTGGTCAGCGGTTCAGAGAATGAAAAGGCGGCGTACAACTACAGCTATACGCCACGAGGCGCGGCGCATAGCAATGTCCGTTATCCCGCATCCAACGTATGTGCGTGGTCTTCCAAGTAAAGTGCTTCACGGTAGCCATGGAAGTGTGTTCGGCGCAATGGCGTTTACCCCTTTCCCGATACCATAGGCAGCGAATCCGCCAAGTACCAACTTCGCACCAGTAGCCCACGGCGTTCGGCGTTTCAACTTGCGTGAAAGGTCCGCGTTCGCCTTCAGTAGTTCATCTCGCTCCACGATCAAGTCTTCACGAAGGCGCTTGGCTGTTTCCATGGCCTGAATGTGGGTCACGCTGTCGGCTTGGTAGTCGCGTATGATGCTTTGTAACTGAGCCACGGTCCTAGCCTTGTCACGCGCCTGTTCTTTGGTGACCATGGTACTAACCACCACCTTGTCCCATTGCGGCTTGGGAAGGACCACGAACTTACCGTCAAACAGGTAGATCCTAGATGCCTGAGAGCACGCTGTCAAGCTGCTGCTCCAAAGTGCTAGAACGGAGAAAATGTAGAGCGCGGTCTTCACGTTCCTTGGGGGTTATGGCGTTGAGGCTGTCGATGTAAATGAGCTTTTGCAAGCGCTCCTTGGCGGTGCTGTCCAGCTTCACGACCAAGGCCCGAAGGCTGTCTTCCGCTGCGCTATCATCCACGACCGGGCATGGCTCTTTGAAGTGCGTGGTAAGTAGCCACCCAAAGGCCAAGCCAAGAACGAAGGCGGCAATGGTGGCGTATAGGGCTTGGCGGTTCATGACTGCCTACGCTTTGAAGTTGTCACCGCTACCATGGTACCCGGAAACCAATTATCCTGCTTGGTGCGCTTGACCTCCAAGTCCTTTGTTATCTTCCGCTGGTAGATGTCAAGCCCACGCTCTAGTTGTTCCATGGCGTGCTCGATCCATTCGCGGGTCACTGTCAACACAACGCCGTCATAGTAGCTCTCCTTGACCAATACAGGCTTTGCGGTCAGGGTTATTTCGATGGTAACGCCCGGACCCGTTGCCGCATCGATTCCCATCTTGGGTTCGTTCATCAAGATGTGAGCGCCGCATTCCGGTTCCATCAGTAGCACTTTTTGAACGCCACCCACACCTGAGCGGGGCAGCGCTTGTTCGTGGTATCAGCGAAAAGGGCTACCTCCATTTGCATCCCCTTTCCCTTGTTCATGTAGAGCGTATCGCCAAGGTTCAACCCGATGTACTTGGCGCGCGGGTCGTTGCCGGTGATGTTCCGCCCGCAAGGGGTGATGTCGTAAAGGGTGGTCTTGGAGTACACGCAGGTTTGGGCAGAGGCTGAAAGGCCCAGCAAGGCGGCAACAACGAAGGCCCCTACTTGCATGGCTCCAAGTTGTATTGAGTACGCGCGGGCTTGCACGTATTGGTTCCTACGTGCATGCGGAAGCGGCTCTTGTACTTGCGGCTTTCCATTGGACCTATTGCCAGCGTGTGCCACACAGTATCGGGTCCAACAACGTCGAAGCCTACAACTATGGCCTTCGGAACACGTATCGAACGACACGGTTCCTGAGGCGTGTACGGCGTCCACGTGCGGTCATCCTTGCATGGGTCTTGGGCCTTCAGTGTACCGGCGTAGATAACCAGTACAAGCATGAACAGGCGGGCTAGGGACTTTCTCATTTGACCGGCTTTACGAATTGGACCGGGTACTCCTTGCCAGCCACCGTAGCGAACCACTTTTCCCCGTCCTTGGGTGAGAAGCCACGGTAACACTTCAGCAAACGGAGGGAACCACGCTTGGCGCTTCCTGCTTGCGAGTACCGTTCTTCAATCTTGGTATCCGGCCCTTTCCCGGGCATGTCGATACGCACCAAGTACGGCTGCTTCTTGTGCTTGGTCTTAGTGATGGTGACGACAATCTGTTTCATTGGCTAGCTGTTATGCCGCCAAAGTAATGCATCGGCACGTGCCGAAGGTATAAAACGGCACGGAATTTCTAGGCGTAGAACCTTAGACAGCCCCGTTCATGCCCTTCTTCAGCACGTCCCTGCCGTCGCCCTTTATCACTAGCTGGGCTTGCTTGTCCTTTCCCATCGCTTCGTGGAATAGCAAGCGCGCCTTTTTGCTGCTGGCAAGGTCCATCTTTCCATCCTTATCCAAGTCGGCATGAACCATTCCGGGGGCAATGCAGCCGCGTAGTTCATGCGGGAAGTTCGCCGCGTGGATCTTGCACTCACTTCGACCCGGAACGAGCTTCAGTTCCCACAGGTCCGTCTTGAACGATGGGGAGTATTCCAAGATAAGGGGATATTCCCCCGCAGGAACGCACGATTTCTGCGCCTCGTTGTTGAGCCATGGAAGCTCCAAGCAAGCGCAGCGGAAAAGCCTTACGGGGCCTTCCCACACGCTCAACCACCCCAGCGTTCGGCTAGGTAGGTAGTTCCTTCGGTCAATGACTACGTTCTTCATTGCGCGGGTTCGTCGTACTTCACGAACTTCCCCAGCTTGGCTTCTAGCCAGTTGGCGAACTTGTTGCCGCTGAGGGTGCCGTACTTCTTGGCCACGTCCAATAGCTGGCTAACGAACACGAACGCGGCCACACCGTAGAACAGCGGGCTATCCGGCAGCCAAGCGAAGCCGGGGATCAGCTTGTCAACGATGCTCGTGCAAAGAAGCATACCCGTGGTAAGGACGAGTTTCTTTCCCGGCCCGTAGATGAACCGCGAAAAGCTGAACATCTTACCGGACTTGCGCGCCAAGGCTTGGCCCATCAGAGCATCAATGAGCAGCAAGATACCATAGCCGAACATGGCAGAGCTTACCACGACGATATTCTCCCAGAAGGCAACGCCGCAGGCGATAACGGCCTTGGCCGCAACCTCCCCCGGTGTTCCTCCGATTATCTCTTTGAGTGTTTCCGTGAAGGTTTGAGGCTTCATTTCCGTTTGGTTATTGCGTGAAGTACGCTGTTTCTATCGCAGTGATGCGCTTTTCCATCGCGATAAGGCGTGAAGTTCTATCAGCGTCTGCCATGGTAGCCCGTTGGCGTTCGCGCCGGTCGGACCAAATGCGGTAGAGCATGTATACCATGTAAAGACCTATTCCTACCACCGTGCTCATGCGTTCTTGGATGCGATTATTGCCCCTGAAACGAGCGTTATGTTAGCGCTGGTACCACCACGGGCGATGCGTACTTGTATCGTTGCGCCCGACCCCGATGTACGGATGTTTCCGTTTATCATTCCAAAGAAATCGGTGTTCGCCGCTCCGCATGTAGTCACCGTGGTTCCACCGTCATCTGTCCGGATCTGAGCGGCAACGTTAGCCGTATCGCTTGAAGCCTGACTTCGTACGAAAGACCTTGTGGTTGGTGATCCGCTTATAGTCATGCTGATATTGAACCCGGTTGTAGTTCCTGCGCACTGGAACACGTACGGGATACGAATATCATAGTTGCTGTTAGCCGGTATCGTTACCGCTAGACCTGTAACGTTGGCGAAAGCGTTGCTCGTTGTGGGTGGATATGCCACCACAGCGGCCCGTAGTTCATCGCTGGACAACCTGTAAAGCGTATCGAAGTAGGTCTTCAGCGTGGCCTTGATGTTCGACCACGATAGCTTTTTCAGCACATTTGACGCCTCGCTGTCCATAAGCCCTACCATGTCCGCATCTACTGGCGTGGTCTTTTCATCCGCGCTGTTGACTATCGAACCTGCCGTGATAGCGTTCTCCGATTGGTCTACGGTCACGAAAACGGCCCCTTGGCTAGCGTGCGACCGGACACAGTACCCAAGTTTGATAGCGTAATTCGGATTGGCCGGTTGGGTTGTGGTCATGCCACCTGCTACACTAGCGGATAGCCATACTATATCTCCCTCGGTGAGCCCTGAAGTGTCGATGTCACGGACCAATCCAAAGGTCGTGATGAAGCCATTGTTCCCTCCAGTTGCGCTCTCTGTGGCAATGCCTACGGTGTTCAATGCCGTAGATGCGTTGGCCTGCGCAAGTTCGACCGTTGAGTTTGCACCATCCGACCCAACGAATCGGTAAGCCGAACCGTTGACCAAGCCGCTAGAACTTGCTGACTTGGCCCGAAGCAGACTTTCTTGGCCCACCTGAAGGGTCACGTTTCCGCCCTTTAGACCGATGTCAATGGTTCCGTCCGTATCGTTCCAACGAACAACCCGTTCACCAGCCGCCGTTTCCGGCGTGCTCTCCATAACCAAGGCGTCTACGTTTTGGAACGCCCCGTTATCATCTAGCTGAACATCGCTGTTTTGGATCTCCTTCCCCGTAGTGCCGTTGAATCGCGCAATGGAATTGTCCGTGGACGCTCCGGAGTTCTTGACCAAGTTGAGGCCCGATATATTGAAGTTGAATGTACTCATTCGAGTGTGATGTTGAACGTGTTATCCACGCAAGGGTCAACGTCAGGTTGGCTTTCCTTCAAAGCCCCGTCCACGTAGATGTCAACCGTAACCAAGCATGACGCGCAGATAAGCGCCTCAACAGCGTCGGTCTTTCCGGCGTTGCTAATGGCCTCTACTATCAAGTCCGCCGTGGCTTGGTCACTGTCGATGATCTGCCCCAAGTAGATGGGAATGTCGTTCTCCGCTTCTATGCACGCCACGACCTCCGAAGGGTCGGCCGCGTTCACCACTTCGCACGTATCGCACGGTGTGGTGTCGCATATCTCGCTCAGGCGGCTACCCAAGCACTCCACTACCTTATCGTTTGAAGCGGTTTCTATCACCTTGCAAACGATGTCCACCGGGTCGCCACAAACGTCCAAACATCCTTGCTTGCCGGTTATCTTCACCGTTAGGTCAATGGCTACCATTGCCAATGAATCCCCCGGCTCACCCATTCCGCCTCCGTATTCTTGGGCGTAGACCGAACGTGTGTCAACGTCTATGCCTTCGGTGCTTACCACCACTTGCATAGCTGAAAGTGCCGTGCAAAGCTGTTTCTCCACTCCACGCATAGCCGTAGCAGCCGCACGCGCATGGTCTTGGACGTTTTCGCAAACGCTCCTTTGGACCAATGAGACAAGTCGCAGTGGGATTTCAGTATCCAGCACCTCTCCGCAAACGACCGTTCCCGTGTTCAACCTCTCACGTATCCTACCACGCAAACGCCAATAGCTGTTGTCAGCGTCTATGGCGACCACGTTCCAACCACCACCTGAGTAGTAGGCCGGGGCCGTGACATTATCCAAACGCTTGATCTCGCACAACCCATTACGAACCGCAACCGGTAGGCGCTCGCTGGCCGCTAGGTCTAGGATGGATATGATGTCGTGCGTGTTCAATTCTGGTCGTTGTATATTTCAAACAGCCGCCGCGTGAAACTTGCCCGTTCCTCGTCGGTTAGTTTCAGGAACTCCCCTTTGTTCTCCGTTATCCCTTGGTACTTTCCAGCTTCATCGCCACGCAAGCGAACCAAGACCTCCGTTGCGCTGACCTCCACCACGCTGTCCGGTCTGGAAGGGCTGCTCAGGTATGCTTTCCGAAGCCTACCCGTAAGCTCGAAAGGGTTGTCTGAACGGCCCTGTTGTTTCTTGAACTCCAAGTACGAACGATAGTAACCACCCTTGATCTTGCGTGCGTCACCGCCTTGGGCCTTCTTGATAGCTTGTGCTCTTTGTTGGTCCTTCCAAAGACCGTAAGGCTTGCCTTTGCCAGTTACCTTTCTTGGAGCCGGTGGCGTGTAGGCATAGACCTCATAGTCTTCATCGTATTGTATCGGGCCACCGCTAGTCAGCTTCCCATCTTCCCATACCCGATTAGCTACCTCGACCATTGTTCCCGTAGCGGCCAAGAACACGGCGCGTTTTTCCAACAAGGCGTCTATCCGACCTCGGATGTTAGCAACCGCCTTGTCAACGCCGATTATCATGGTAGTATCACACCGCTTGAAACCTTGCTGTTACAGACGAAACAAGCCGGGTCTTTTGGGATTGGCATCCATTCGTATAGGTCGCTCATGCTCTTTGCGTACAAGGCTTCCAGTTCGTCCCGTCGTTCCTTCACGTCTTCCTTGCGCAAGTCCTTGATACCCCAACGGTCGAAGTTGTAGAGAGCCGCCGTCAGTATCTCACGGCCCAAGCAATAGATGAGAGGAAGGGCCATGGCTGACTTCATTTCGCAGACCCAAGCCGCATGGTCACAACTCACCGAAACGATAGCACTGAGGCCGCCCGTGTAGCTGTAAGAGGTAACGTTTTGGTACTGTACCGCATCGGTCTTCAGTATCCGTCCCGTATTGGCCTGCAAGATGCCGTTCTTGTAGACCACGCTTCCGAAGCAGGTCGAACAACCATCGGTCACGTTCGCTCGGTAGAACTCAGTTTCGTCCGTGGAAAGGAACAGCCGCATCTTTTGGCGGCGCGCTTGGATGTTGATGTTGACCTCCTTGCCTGAAACCTGACCGGCCGTTGCTGCTATGGTTTCCGTGGCCAGTAGCTCGCCGGAAAGCATATCGTGGATGTTCACGTCAACGTCTCCGGTCGTATTCCCGAAGAACTCAATACGGCTCAGGTTGATGCTCAGGTTGGAACCGGGTGCGCAAACTTCGATCACCATACCATGTCGGTACGATGAATTCCCGGTGTCAAGCGTAGTGGGTTCGGTCCAACGACCCGCTCTATCCCTATCAATGAACGTACGTGGAATGATGCTCTTGTTGTAGTGCTTCATTACGTCACGTACAACGTATTCCGAAGCCAAGCGCCTTCTATCTTCTAGGAATGTCGTGGTACTCTTGTCATCCGCACCAAGCAACTTGCCGATGAACGTTTCGCTGATCCCGATGTCACGCAACCTGAGCACACCCGTTGTAGATGTGCAACTGTTATCGTCTGCGATCAATACATCCAAGCAATTCATCGGCTTCTTTTATTTGACGTTGGGAGGGGCCGTATTACCCCTCCCTTCGCCATTTGAGTGAATGCTACCTTAGTTCAATTAGCTGGCCCAACTGCGTGACTATGTAGTCCTCGTTAGGTCCAGTGCCCTGCACTAGATAGCTCCCTAAGGGTTCGAGATAGCGATCTTGTTCACGTTCGTCTTGCCGAAGTACACATCGCCGCTCAGGAACTGGTCGTTCGGCAGGGCAATCGTCTTAACAGCAACGCTCATGGACATGCTGATCTCGGTTCCGCAAGGGTGGTTCAGGGTGAAGTCGATGGGGATACCGAAGCGACGGCTGGGAACGACCATCGAGCTGAAGGTCGCACCGTTACCAACGATGTCGCTCACACCATCTTTCCAACGGCCCTTAACGAACCACAACGGAATCAAGGTATTGGGGCCAAGGGCAAGAACCTTTGCGGTGCTGCCGAAAGCATCTTCAATACGCTTGTCGTAGGAGTAGGAGTAGCCGTAAGCCTGCAACGCGCGGTTGATGTCGATACCGCTATCGGAGCAGCAGCCAACGTTGGTCGCGCCGAAGTAGCTGTAACCATCTTTACCGCCGAACAGGACAGGTTGGTTATTGCCCAACTTGTTCAGTGCGTAGCGAAGCTCCCACCAAGCCTCAGGGTTAACCGGGGCAGGGGTCAGCGCCGAACCACTAACGCGGGTACGCCAGATGTATTCGTCGCTGGTGTTCACGCTACCCGGCGTGGTTCCGGTCGGGAACAAGGTTCCGGGGATACCACGTGCGCCCCAAGTACCGGCCAAGGTTACGGCCTCTTGGGAAACGAAGGTGGCAATCTTCCGTTCCAGCACATCCATGAGCGCTTCGATACGGCTCATGAAATAGGTGCCGTTGTCTTGGCAGAAGTTCGTCAGGTCGTCGGTGTCGATAAGCTCGTTCACCTCCAAGAACTCATCCGGTGCGGAATAGGTCGTGGAAAGGTTACCGCGCTTCGTGCTTGACGTACACACCGGGGTGCTTACGTCTTCGTTCACCTCATCCTCCGTAATGCGGGGGAAGTAGGTGAGTTGCACCAAGCGGTTCTTGCTCTGTCCCGGCAAGATGGTTTGTTGGACGGCTGCGGCTTGTTGGAACAACCACATTGCATAGGGCATGTTTTCATCGGCCCCTTGCGTGCTTGTCTGTTGCCACAGCGTAGGAAGTTGAGCCTGCAAGGTTTGGCAGGCGATCAACGTGTTCACGTTGTATGACATGGATTCGGGTTTGAAGTTCACCGCCCACTTGGTGACAAGGTGTGAGCGATTGACCCGACTGCCAGTTATTTTACAAGCGACTAGCCCGCCGAATTGGTGTCATCCGGGCCAAATATAAGAAGCCCCGGAATATCTCCGAGGCTTCCTGTTGAAATCGCGAACTACTAGAACAGCGGCTTGGCGATGAACCGTGTCGGTGCTTCGTCTCCGGTCGGAATAACAGTACCACCAACCTGACGCTTCGGTGGAATGACCTTGTTGGCGTGCGGGCTTTCAGGCAGCAACTTGGCAGCGCGTGCTTCGGTTTCCAAAGCCTCCTTCAGCGACCAAAACTCTCCGGCCTTTTTGGGATGTTTTACCGGCTTTCCGTCCATGTCCACCATCTTCGGATTGAACTCGTCATCCAAGTCGATGCGGTACTTTTCCTTCACCGATGCGATGAAGCCCTTTTTCCGTAGTTCATCAACACCTTGATGGAATTGGATTCCGCCAAGGGCTTCGCTCCACTGGCTATCGATGACGCTCTTGCGCTTGCCGTTCTTCACCTCCGTTTCCAGCCCTTCGTACTTGCCTTGGAACTCCTTGGCTTGCGAAGCGAACGTATCGCGCTCGGCGGTAATGGCCTTCAGCTTCTTTTCAAACTCCTTTGCAACGTCATCTGGAAGGGCTTTCTCGACCTTCTTGCGCAGTTCTTCCATTTCAGCACCACGAGCTTTTGCAAGTTCAGTGATCTTCGGAAGAACGTCCACGAAGTCGCCTTTCATAAGGTCTTCCTCCACGGTAAGACCAAGCTCAGAGGCGAGGTCACCAAGGCGTTTCAATGCCACGCGGTTGACCTTGCTGATGACCGCCGATTGGATGGACTTGTCGCTATGGGCTTGGGTACGCTTCACCCAATCCTTTTCCACGGCTTCGCGGAATTGGTCGGCCGATTCGTACTTGCTCAGGTCCGACGCGCCGAAGATTTCAAGCGCTTCTTTTTCGGTGATAGGCATGGTTACTCAGTTTCGTTTTTGGATGGACGGCCCGGACCACGCTTCTTTTCCTCAACCGGCTTTTCAAACTCCGGTGTGTGTACGATGTGCGGGTCGGCTTCAGGAATTACCCGTAACCCTTGCACACGGAACGCCTTTTTCCCGACCAAGTGCTCGGGAATGCTCACCTGCGTAACCCCATCGGGGCGCAAGCACCTTACTTGTTTTGGTTCACTCATAAGCGCGAATTTAGGTCACGAAATGTAACCCTTGGAACGCATCCGCGTTAAATCGTCAGCAGGAACGTCACGCTTGGCGACTGGAACAAGGACGTGCCTGCAATTATAACCTCCTAGCAATGAGAAGATTGTCTTGCTATTTGTCCCCGGTATTTGCCCCGCCCATGGCTCCAAATCGCCCCAGCTTTCGACCTCCTTTTTATGGAAGTATTTGTTTGCTCTAGCCTTGCAAAAAGGCCTAGTCGTGTCGATCGGCCTTCCTTGGTACAGGTAGAATTCAGCGCCCACGGCCTTGGATGAAATCTCCATCGCGCTTCGTTCGTAGATGCTGACCATATCGTTCACGGCGGTCTTGGCCTCTCCTATCAAAGCCCCGTCCTTCCCTTCAGCCCCGGTTACTACGTTGCCAATGGTCTTGACCAATTCACGGTAAGAACCTCCGTTGGCTATCGAGGCGGCTACTTCCTGAGCCACTGCGTTCGACAACGTTAGCTGGAAGCTTTGTGCGTTCAGTAGATAATCGGCAGTCAGGGTCTTGAACTGCCTTCTAATCGCCGTGTTCAGCGCGGCGTCGATCGCTCCAAGTTCGCCCACGTATCCTACTATCGCACCGTCAATAACATCGTAGGTCTTCAGGTATTCGGTTACCGCAGCTTGCCATTCCGGGTCGGCAAACTCCGCTTCCATCGTGGCTACAACCTGAACGATTTGGTTGATGTTCTCTTCGCTCGCGACTATGTTACCACCCGAGATTTCAAGGTCACGAAGGTTATCGGCTAGGCGCTCTGATACCCGCTTTTGCAGGTCCGACATTTCGGACAATAGCTTTTCCGTGGCCGCGTCTGTCTTGGCCCTTTCACGAAGGAATTGCTCAAAGGTCAAGCGGTGGCCGTCTCACTAGCGGCAACGATGTCTTGGGCTAGTCTACGCCCAACGCTCGGTTGTTCGGTGCTGTAATTGGCCTTGGCGAACTCTACCATTGCCTTAGCACGCTCAGTAATGGAACCGGCCAAGAACTTCGGGTCTTCAGCTAGTTCGTCGTAGATACTACGGGCGTCACTGTGTAGCGCAACCTCCCAGCCTTTAACGTCTCCCTTGGCTTGCATGGTAGCGATATTAGACCATCCCGTTGCAAAGAGCCTGTCCGCACGAATGATAGTGTCGAACATATCACGCATGGCCGGGTTGCTTGCGTATCGTGCGTGTACGTACGCGCGAAGCGTCTCTTCCACGATTGCAGGGGGCATTCCCGACTTGATAGCCTCCGTTATCTCGGCCAAGTGGTCAGCCTCGGTACGTAGGTCGAATTGCGTAGCCGCGACGATTTGATAAGGCATTTCGTCAAGCCCGAACATCTGTCTGGTTATGCACTCAGCAACGAACCCTATCAAGTAGAACAGTTGGTCGCTTTCGGGTTTGATGAACGCCATTTGAGCCTTGACCCCGACGCCTACTTGTGTTGCCGTCGTAGCATCGCCTCCAGTCATTGGTACCTCGCTATGGAGGTGGAGCATCCTACGCCCTTCGTTCGTACTTGCCGTGATCTCGTCGCGAAGCAACTTCATTGTGTTACCAGAAGGCTCTACGTAGGTCATGGCGTCACCGGCCTTCGGTGCCTGACCGTCACCGCGCTGTTGTTCGTGAACGAAAAGGACGCCATGCGGCCCAAGCCTTGCCGATATTCCAGTCCCCTTACAACTTGGACAGGTAGACAATACGTGGGGCATGGGGTTGTCTTCCGAAATGCCCATCAAATTGCCACCCACACAACGGTTGCCTACGCTGTCAGAGTACTCGCATTCATGACCAAGCATCACGCGCATTGGGTATGCGCTGCTTGACTTGCTTGAAAGCAGGTATGTGCTATCCAAAAGAACAAGGTCGAACAAGTCCTTCGCCGGAAGGTATCGGCTCTCCCAGAGTATCGACCCTTCGTGCATGGTAGGAACCCCTAGCATCTGTGTGCATGGCGGGAACCCTTGTGCATGGTTGAAATGAAGCTCTACTTGGAACTTCAGTTCATGGGCCTTGCCCACCTGTTCTATCTTCCAACAGTTCTGATCGTCGATAAGCCAAAGTACCATTCCCTCTTTGACAATCTTCCCTCCCTTTTCAACGTCACTGGTGTCGTATGTCTTTACCAAGTACCACTTGTTGGGAACGAATCCGTACACTCGCTCGCATGGGAAGTAGTGTACCAAAGGCTTTGGAACTTCGGTGCCGTCCATCATCATTACCGTCGAACCATCTTCGGCGGTTCCTTCTACAAGTGGCAACGATTCAGGAACGACGGCAATAACCCCCATCGGGTCGAGCGTCTTAATCTTGATCAAGATGTTCGACGCCCACTGAGCAAGTGAGAACGTTCCCGCTATCTCCGTATCCAAGTATTCGATAAGACCCTCAGGCGTCTTGGATGGGTTATAGTTCATCTGCCAGTTGCTTTCGTGGAGCGCGCGGCGAACCATGTTCTCATAGTCAACGTAATGCGGAAGGGTTACCTGCTTGAAGTTCTCCTTCACGTAGTTGTACTCCGCGTCCGTTTGGTTCGGGCTTCTGGAACGGATAAGGTGCTCAGGGAACACACCCTGTTCTATATGAACGCGCAGTTCTTCGCGGTCGCGCACTGCCTTGTTATAACCCGGCCAGAACTCAGGCAGTGGCGACTTATCCCGAACGCCAACAGCCTTTTTGATGCTGGCATTTTGGTAATACGGCTTGATGGTCGCTACGAAATTCGCAACAATCTCATCTACTTGTTCTGGGGTCAGCATCCTAGTTCAGTTCCTTTCGATAAGGGCCGAATGTCTTGGCCAAGTTCATCCGGGGGCGTGGCTTGGGCTTTGGTTTACCGCAGTTGCATTTCATCGGTTGATGTATTTGTTGTCCATGATCCGGTCAAGGTTCACGAATAGTTGCCGTCCTGAATCTCGGTAGACCTTTCGGATGTACCTATCGTAAGCATCGAACCAAGAGGTACGTATCAAACGGTGCTGTCTGCGGTCACCGTAGAGGCAGAGTAGCGGCCGGTCCTTGGCTACCTCTGCCAAGTTCTTGTACTCCTTTCCGTTTCCGTAGAAGAGCAGCTTTTCGGTGTATGGCGTGGTACCCGTTTTCGTCAGCGCTGCGCTCATGCGAAGCTCGTCCGGTATATCGCGCCCCCACTTTTCCTTCAGGTGCTTTGGCTCGAATCTAGTGGCCTTCGCAGCGGTGTAGATGTTGGCGCAAAGGGTAGATGGTTTGTTGACCCATACCCAAGAGCTTTGAACCCCGTAGTAGGTGGCCCCGTCACCGATGTTGGCTACCTCTCTAATAGTTCCCGGCGATGCCCAAGGCATGTACGCGATGGGATCACCCTCTTTTCCAGCGCCAAGTACTTCAATGGCGAATTCGTGGGCCGATAGCCTTTCCAGTGCTGGGTTAATGTCAGCAATGCAAAGGGTATCCGCGTCCAAGTACAACCACTTGCCTTCAGGTAAGAGATCGTATAACAATGTCTTACAGGCCCCCGGACCTTGTTCGTAGAACGCGGGGTCCAGCGCGTGAACTTCCGTGAACAAAGAATGGTCGAAGCGCATGTTCGGCGCTGCCCATAGATGTACCGGAACGTTCGGTGAATGCAGCCTTAGCGTCAGCGCTAGGTGCTCGGCTGCGGAAGCGTAGTCGTTATGTCCATGCACAACAATGGCTACGCCGGGGGCATTTCCCCCGGCGGTTACCATTTGTGTTGTTTCTGACCTCACTCGAAGATGTTGTCAGGTGCATCGTATGGAACGGGGTCCAGCGGCGTCCGCCAACTGAACGTACCGTTGAAGCTCTGTCCCTCTGCGCTGGTCAGGGGGATGTTACGGCCGCCGAAGAACGAAACCTCGGCATTGACGTAAGAGACACGCTTCACGACCGGGCCGCACTCATAAAGGAGTAAGCCGCCCAGCTTCATTCCATTGCTGGAAAGCATGTCGTTGTAGAACTCGATGATGGTCTTGGAAACCTTGGCATCGTTCAGCGTGACCGTGCGGTCAGCATTGATCGTGATCTGGCTTCCGCAAGCAGTCACCGGGTCGATAGTAACGGCGCTTGGTTCGTCAAGGGATGCTTTCACGGACTTTATTATCGTGAGCGCACCATCGTCGATAAGCGTTTGTAGTTCGGTTCCGTCGCTGGGGTCTGTCACCTCAGTTCCGCAACGCAGCACGCCGATGGCAAGGATGCCACCGGGGTAGTATTCGGGCGTGTCACAGGTTCCGCCTACCGTGTATTCGGGCAGGGTATAACAGTAGTACGCCCTTGCGCAATCTGCCATGATTGGTAGATTTAAGGGGAATTGCTCTCAGCTTCTTACGGCCCCGAGCGCTACGGGCGGACTGGATGACGTGCCAAATATACTACACAGGTTCCACAACCATGTACTGCACCTTGATTACTGCCGTTCCGCTGAAATCGAGGGGAGTGGAGGCCAGTAGCTGAATGTCGGTTCCTGCTTCAAGTGGGAAAGTGCCTATGGGGTAGGCTTGAACAGCTACACTATCGGAGCCGTCATCAAAGCTCATTGTGTATCCACTAGCGGCTGGTGGCTGCTCAATAGTGATTTGAACCGATTGGCCGCTTGGCGAATTACCCGGGGTGAAAATCGCTTGAACGTTGATCGGGACCAAGTAAGTACCGCTTGGCGCTGGGATAATATCAACCCATGCGTTAGTCCCGTCCCATTCGGTCACGTAGGTGACCAGCCCACCCATGAACGTCTCAATGTCCGTGTAGAAGTCGCTCCACTCTCCTAGCACCCGGCGCTGGAACGCGAATTGGTCCTTCGGCTGTTCATTGCCAGCGTCGGGCATGTCTTCTATGCGTATGCTATCCAGTGGCATGGCTTAAACGCTATAGATGTAGTACCAAACCGTGACCTTTACCGTGCTATTCCCCGTGGTTGGGTTGCCAGTACGTACGCGAACGCTGAGGCTATCACCGGCCACCATTCCAGCCGTAGTTCCGGTCGTTGGCGTGAGCATGTTCGGCTTGGTCCGGTCCGAAATACTGGCCTCTAGCACGTAGTTGCTGTCACCTATGGTAGTCGTGGAGCCGACCGTTATGTCCGTATTGGCCGCGTAGTCATTGCTTCCGCCGCTGAACTCCACAAGTCCGCGCATTGGTACGATTACCGTACCTGCATCGGCCGCTGGAACCACTAGGATTGGTGTAGTGTTCAAGGCCAGAACCTGAGCCGATGAAAGCGTGACCACTGCCGTTTGTATGGCAGGGGCCATTTTGCTTTCGTCGAGCCGGTAGTCAGACCCGGAACGAACGATATAGAGAAGGTCGCCAGCAAGTCGGTTGGACGCGAAGGCGAGTTGGTGCACGGATTTATTAGCCATTTTCCTGTCTTTTGAATTTTCCGAAGTATGTTTCTTCCGCTTGTTTCCTAGCGGATATCGCTTCATCCTTTTTGGAGTACTGGCCTAGGCTCAACAGCTTATCATTGACCCTTATCTTGGCCATCCACTTTTTTCTTGTTACATGCCAATACACACCAGTTATTCCTGACGTGTTTCTTTTGGACATGCCTTTGTTCATAGCATTCTGATGGTCAGTTACCAGCCTTAGGTTTTTCAGTCTGTTATCCTGTCTGTTGCCGTTTATGTGGTCTATTTCGTAACCCGCTGGTATGCCTCCATTGTGTACGTACCACATCAGCCTATGAATTGGATATACGCTTTTATCAAAAGCGCACCGTAGGTATTGGTATGCTGATATTGTTCCGGCTTTTTTGCCAGAATACCTTTTGTTCCACGTAGAAGACCACCCTTTGGGGAAATGATGCTCTGGCCTTTGCTTCCAATATGCGTTGCCAGATAATGGGCAAAACGACATTGCCTCCAAAAGCCTTTCCATCGGAGGGAACTCTTTATTAGCCATCAGTTTGCAAGTTCAATGGTTTGACCCGCTTGGGTTAGGATGTAGTTTTCGTTCGGCCCGGTGCCTTGGACCCAAAGGTTCGGAGGCGGTACACAACCGGAGCTTTCTTCGGCGCAAGCCACACGGCGGAAGATTTCCTGCTTGGGTCTGATCTTCATTACCACCGTTCCGGTTCCGTCGAACACGTCAGCGTATCCCGGTTCGTATGGTTCGCCGTCAAAGACGTATTCGGTCTGTCCAACGTAGAAGTGCGAGAACACAGGAAGGGCCGAAAGAAACGGGTGGACGTATTCGCTCTGAAGTCCTATGCGAAGTTCCATGGAACGCTGCCTATCAACGTAGCTGTTCACCTGCCTGCCGTTGCTCATTCGTTCGCCGCTGACTTCGTACTCCCATGTGGGGTGCGTAACCTTTCCTTCGACCCGAATCTCTAGCGGAGTTGGAAGCAAGCCAAAAGAGAACGAATCGTTACAGGCCCTGATCTTTAGGGTGCATTCGTCCCTGGTCGTTCTTAGCTGCTGGCTTTCAAGCACGATGTCATTAGCCCCGCACTCGTTTGTGACCTTGACCGTGAAACAGCCATCGATACCAACATCGGACATCGGGATGTTCACCCCAACGATGGTGTCTTCAAATGTGAAGTACTCAGCGTCCGCCGTGGTATCGAACGATGTATATACACTCCCTTCGGCGTCGATGATTTCTACGGTCAGGTCGCGGTTAGCCTCATAAGCCGCGATCATATTGAGGCAAATGGAACTATTGGCCGTGTCCAACGTAATCATTAGCGGTGCCGTGCTCGATGCTTGGAACGTGGTAGTAAACGTGAAACCGTTGGTGGTGGTTCCAGTAGTTCCGAATGTTCCTGAAGTCCCACCGATGCTCCATGATACGGTGTCGGTCACACTCTCAACGATGAACGTGATGGTGTACCACTTGGTGGGGTCAGGGCTGAAGCTGTCATCTTGCAGTGAAGCTCCGGCTATACCAGTACCGCACGCGCGGCCGGGGAACAAGGTCCAGCCAAGGCCCCCTTTCCAGTTCGCGCCTTGGAAGTCCGTATTATCGATTTCGCTCTCCGCGCCGGGGCAAAGGTCAATGCTAAGCTGGAAGATGATGTTGTCTTCTTCCGGGTGGATAAGCAACTGAGGAACCAACGGGTCACACGCGCACCCCTGAAGGAGCGACGGAACGAAGCTCAACGGTTGGTTCGGTATCCCTGTTATCATGGCCGCTTGATCATTGCCCACGTTGTTTTACCAGTGACCACGTTACGTTCGGCTGTGAGTACGTGTGTCCTGCTTGTCACTTGCTCTCCACCCCCGATGCCTATGCTTTGCTTCGGGTCGGCGGTCAAATCTACCCAAGTTGCGGCGTCGATGTGGCGTTCGTACTCATACTTGATTATCCGCGCCTCTCCACCGCCTGCTACAAACCCGCCACCCGTTACGAAATTGGTTCGGATGCCGCTGTTGAACTCAGGCCGAACGCTTATCCCCGGAGTACCACCCGGAGCTTGCGTAAATGGTAGTTGGTAGGCGTAGTTGAAATGCGTGAACCCGTATTGGATCTGGACATAATCACCCACGTTCAAACTGAAGGCCGGAAAGAACGTGAACTGCCGAATTCCGGGGATGTATTCAATGGTGCTGTTGACCGCTATGCTGTCTATCAGCGTGTTCGCCGAATCGTAACGCTCCGCAACTGCCGTAAGCTGGACCGACTTATAGAACGTTAGCCCTGTTGGGGTCGGGATGTTTTGGGTGATAGCCCACCTTATCAACACCTCGAACTCAAAGAACCCTTGTGTTGATGTGGTGAACCGGCTATTGGCCTGCGAAACCGGCAAGCCTTGTGGTGTTCCGTTGCCCCAACTGTTGCTTGGGTCAAAGTTCGGAGCGGTGTAGTCGTTATCGAACTGGAAGATTTGCAGCGCACTAGACCCATTGTTGCCATTGAACGTGTCTGTCGTTCCGGGTTCCGTCCTAAGTGCTTGGAAGCTCTCCGTTTGGACCGAATAGTTCGAGCCAACGGAAGAGGGTAGGTCGTATCGGCCAAGCACCAATCCGTTTTGGAACTGCTCGTTATACAGGAACGGTTCAATGGGTGCATTCAGGTAGGGTGATTTCGTGGCATGTTCGGTGCTCTTGGTGTACTGGATCAAGAAGATTTCATCGTCGTGCTCGTCGTTGTTGTTCACCACGACATCCTCGATAACGTTCGTATCAATGACCCATTCGTTAACTAGGTCCAGCGTTGCGTTAGTGTTGCACTTGCCTGAAAAGTGGAACTGCTCTTTGCTATGCCCCCTCAGCACCAAGAACGGAAGTGAAAACGTAGTACCGAACTCCTTTTCAAAGATGTCAGACCCTACATCCACCTTGGCCCAAAGGCGTTCCAAGTCGCACGACCTTACTAGGTCTTGGATGTTTGTGTGGTCTATTGTCCCATCAGTGGAGTAGAAGTAGCTTTCAGGCTCAATTCTCAGTACCGGATTTCCGCTGCTGTCTTTCTCGACACCTATCCAAAGGTTGTACTTCTTGGCAAGCTCAAAGAACAGGAGCTTGAAGTTCCAAACGATTTGCTTGTCAGACCCTGTTCTGAGGTTATAGCCGTAGGCGATACAGTAGTTCTCGTTGTCCGGCAACGCTTCGTACCAATCGCTTACCACCGAACACTCGTTGTCCGTGATGTAGAGCACCGCGTGACGGATCGCATCGTACCAATCCCAAGAGGGTCGAACGGTTGTCAAGTAGTCTCCCTCCGGATCATCGGGGTCAAATACTTCTAGGTCAACCTGCGTCAACGGTTGTAACTCTTCCCCGTTCTTGGTCTTATCGGCCGTGGGCGAGATAGGTATCTCGTTGTTGTTGATGACCCGAGCACCGATTGCGTTGTCGGCTATTGCGACCTCGGCCTCGCACCTAGTCTCATTGAACGAGCACTCGCTTAGGATGACCTCCCCTTGGATTACCGTGTACTGGATCCCACCGCACCACTGCATAGCTTCGTAGAAAGCGGTTGCGCAGTGGCCTTGGTTCACGCTCAGGTCGTTCAAGTACTCGAACCCCGAACCGATAAAGGTCAGGCTGGCCTTGTACTTTGACCCGATGATGCGCTCTTTGAAGTCGCGTTCAAGCGAATCGGTGAACTCCTTGAACCCGCGTGGTTCTTCTATCGCAACCCCGTTAAGGAAGTGGGAGAACACGCCGTCTACCATCGCGAACGGTTTGGCCTGAGGTTCTTGACCATGGCGCCAAGAAGTTCCGTTTGCTTGCGCCCCTCCTTGCGCGTGCTCCTAAGTTCCATGACGATGTTCGCATCGTAGAACTTGGCCAGCATCACGCTGGAAGCTATCCTTTGTCCGGTGTCACTTGCCACGAACTCGTTGACTTTCGCATCGTCACGGTAAGCAAGGGCTTGGATAGCCGGGAGGATGTGGTTATCCTCAACGTGGTTTGCGTATCGTCCTTCTTGGATGGCCTGCAAATCGTCGCATTACTTGCCGTT